CCCTCGGCATACAAGGCGATGAAGCGCGGATTCAAGTGAGGCCACCATGCGCGTCCGACTCGGCAAAAAGTACTGGACGCTGCGGTTTAGCCCGAACCTGCACGACTTCGGCGACATGGTCGATCCAGGACGTGCCGCTGGCCGCGAGCTGCGCGTTGCCACGTGGCAGAGCGAGGAGGAGCGGCTGGACACGACTCTCCACGAAGCCATACATTGCTGCCTACCCCAGTTAGACGAGAAGGCCGTCACCGACCTGGCGAATGACCTATCTCGACTGTTGTGGAAGCTCGGGTACAGGCGCGAGCAGTGATGTTCAAGAAAGTGGAAGTGGCGTACACGTTATTGCGACGTGTACGTTCGATCACTATTCACCCCAGTACACATCCTCGCCACGGCGGTATCTGGCGAGGTCGCCGTCGCGCTTGCACGACGTGAAATGCTTGTCGAGGAAGCGGCAGTAGTTGTTGGGGAAGAGCAGGTAACTGCCGTCCGTGCGCTCAATGAGATTCAGGGGCTTGTGTTCCTGCGGGTAACGACTGAACCCGTCACTCCAGTCAATGACGATCCCGGTATGCACCCCACAGAACCCGCGCTCGGCGCTGGTGCCTATCACGGACAACCCCTCGAGGTACGCAAGGTGCAGCGCCTCAACGTGGTCGCCCATCGCGCCCCAAGGCTGGAGGTCGTTCGCCTCGCAGGCTCCCGGAAACGGGGTGGGCTCAAACGCCTTGGGGTCGTGCGCGAGCTTGTGCAACGGGACGCCGCACCATTCCGCGCCCGTCTCGAGCAGGACGTGCGCCATCACGATCTGGCCGGGGCGGGCGTAGACCGCGTGCCAGATGCCGCGTGTTGTGCCGGCGGGCATGCTGGGGCCGAGGGCCGTGTTGCACACATGCACATACAGATGAAACGGTAGATTCGCGTGGCGAGGCATATGCGTGATGATATACTTCGTGTGCGGAGATGCGGGAGTGCGGGAGTCGGAGCCCTATGACCCGCAAGGGGATCGCCAGAAGGCCGCGAGGTACGACGCGATCCAGCGCAACCTTTGGGGTAATGACAACCTGCCGCCGAGGGACAGACCAGGCGAAGTCCGGGTGCTGTCTCATGTGACGAAATCACGGTCGCTATCGCAAGTAAAACGCCCCGCGGACCGTGGGGTCTACGCGGGGCGCTTCCGGGGGCTAGATTGTCGGGTCGCGCCGCGCTTGGCGGCTCCAACCGCCTCGCCTCGTCAGAGAGGCACGCCCGACGAGAACATGGTATACTGCCGGCAGAGCGGCTGCAACTGCTCGACAACTCAAGGCCGACGGTGGGGCGGGTCAGTGTGCAGCCGCTCCCCGCCCCACCCCGGTCGTTTCGAGGCGCTTATGGCGACGAATTACCCGTGGTTCCCGTTCTATGCGGCCGACTGGACGCTGTCCGTGGTCGGGATGAATGCCACCCAGCGCGGGATCTACATCTCGCTCCTCGCCTACCAGTGGGCGAACGGATATGCACCCGCTATGCGCGAGCAATGCGCTCGCATTGCGGGCGCACACCCGATGCAGGACGAAGATTGGGATGCGGTGCGCGTCAAGTTTGCCGTCGATGGCGACCGAATGCGGAACCTTCGGCTTGAAGAATGCCGGGGTGTGTGTAAGTCACGTTCTGACAACGCGAAGCGAGCGGCGGCCGCTTCATGGGAGAAGCGAGCGCATAGCGACCGCAATGCGAGCGCAATGCAGTCGCAAAGCGACGGCAATGCTAGTCAGAGTCATAGTCATAGTCACATATCTCAATCCCCCCCTACCCCCCCTTCCTCGAAGGGGGGGAGGAGGAGAGGGAATGATTCACTCCCGTTCTAGGAGAACCCACCATGCCTGACTACGAAGCGTTCCTTGAAACCAAGAAGCTCATGCACCGACTCTGGCCGAAGTGGAAAGCCGACGATGAGCTCGCGTCGCTGCTCAACAGCCGATGGCTGCACCTCGACCAGGACAAACTCCGCGAGTGCATCCGATCCCACCGATTCGACCGCAACACCATCCCCGACGTGACCGCGATCCATAAGGCGTACTGCCGCATCACCGGCGGAAACTACGCGGATGTTCCGACCCCACAGCCGCGCCGCTATGCGCTCGAGCATGGGCCGACTGAACAGGAGGTCGCAGACTGGCAGGAGTGGGCCGATGAACTGCTGGCGACGGCGACGGCGACAGAACTAGCACACTGCCGCGAGCGGCTTGGCCTGCTGTCACTCCAGACCGACACGCCAGGGCAGCGCCGCGTCACCGCCATCGCCATCGAGTATTGCCGCAAGAATCCACAGGTTCCGTAACACGCAACGGTAAACTGCCGCCATGCGACGGCGGCAACACCCCATCCTCCTCGCCAACATGGATGACTGCCTTCTCGGCGTCATGTACCCCAAGGCCACCGAACGAGCAGGAATACCCGTCGCCGTATACTCCGCAGACATGATCGCGGCACGCCTGCGCGATGAGCACGAAATGTCCATCGGCGAAGCACGCACCTTCGTCACCGACAACATCGAAACCAACGAACTCGGACCCGGAACCCCACGCCTGATCTGGGCCGCAACAAGCGAAGATTTCGGCGAACCCGTGTGCAAAGCCTGATATACTTCAGGCAATGGATATCAGTTCGTATGACGATTTCAAGGCGGCTGTCACCACAGCCGTTGTCGCACAAGGGCGAACCCGAAGCCAAGTCGCACGCGATCTCGAACAGCAGGGCAGACTCCGCGCACATACCGTGATGTGCCTGCTGTCCACCGCGCCCGTCATCGGGAAGCGAACCGCCACCTTCGACTCCGCCATCACACTCGCCGATGCCGCAGGACTCCGCATCACCCTCACCCCGAAGGAAACCACGTAATGCCCAGCAAGTCACCCGCCCAGCGACGACTCATGGCGGCCGCTGCCCACAGCAGCAGCTTCGCCAAGAAGGTCGGCGTCCTTATGGCCGTCGCCAAGAAGTTCAACCGCGCAGACGTGAAGGCAAAGGGCAAGAAGCGCAAGTGACCAAACTCGCGGCCTACGGTGAGAACGGCCGCCGCGTCGGCGAAACACACCACAATGCCACGATCCCCGACGAAGTCATCCAAGAGATCCGAGAGCTCCACGAAGAGCACCGATGGGGCTATCGTCGCATCGCCAAAGCCCTCGGACTCCGCTGGACCACCGTCAGCAAGATCTGCCGCTACCAGCGCCGCGCCTCTCTCCCCGCCGACTGGAAACGCCCTCGTCAAGCGAAAGATCGGCCGGCCGCCTGAAGCCGTGCCTGAACACCACGCAGCCGACCTCATCGCGTGGCTGTCCAACGGCAAGCCACTCCGCGAATGGTGCAGGCAGCCCGGGAACCCGGAATGGCGCACCGTGTACCATTGGATGGACAAGGACGAGGACTTTGTGGCACGCATCGCACGCGCACGCGAGGACGGCCACGACGTGATCGCCGACCAGTGCGTGACCCTCGCCGACACGCAGCCCCTTGACCAGACCGAGGTTGCGTGGCGCAGGCTCCAAGTCGAGACGCGCCTGAAGCTTCTCGCCAAGTGGAACCCCAAGAAGTACGGCGACCGACAGCAGCTCGAGCATGGCGGCGGGGTCATCCTGAACGTCATCACGGGCGTCCCCGATGCGTAAGACCATCCGCCTCGGATACGAGCCTCGGGACTGGCAGCGGCGGTGCCACCTCGAGCGCCGGCGGTTCACCGTCCTTGCCCTGCACCGACGCGCCGGGAAGACCGAACTCGCCCTCATGGAGCTGCTCCACCGGGCGGTGAAGTGCCAGTCGGATCTCGGGTTCTTCGTGTACTTGGCCCCGTTCCTGAAGCAGGCCAAGGCCATCGCCTGGGCGCGATTGAAGCAGAGGATTGACCCATTCATCCGCACCGGGTCCGTGGACGTGAACGAGGCCGACCTCGCCGTCACGTTCAAGTCGAACAAGGCCACGATCCGCCTGTTCGGCGGCGACAACCCCGACGCCCTGCGTGGCGTGCGCCTGGATGGCTGCGTCATCGACGAGGTGGCGCAGATCAAGCCCGAGGTATGGGAGGCCATCATCCAGCCCGCCCTGTCCGACCGCCGCGGCTGGGCGCTGTTCATCGGCACCCCCGCCGGGATCAACCTGTTCAGCGAGCTTTACTACCGCGCCGCAAGCGGCTCCCTCGAGGACTGGTATGCGGCGAAGTACACGGTCTACGACACCGATGCGCTCGCGCCCGACGAGGTCAAGCGCCTCGAGCGCGACATGCCCGAGGCCGCGTTCGCACGCGAATACCTGTGCGACTTCAGCGCCGCTGGCGACGATCAGCTCATTGCGCTCGCCGACGCAGAGAACGCAGCGCAGCGCCAGTACCCGGACGGCGACATCATCGACCAGCCACTCATCGTCGGCGTAGACCCGGCCCGGTTCGGGGATGACCGGAGCGTGATCGTCCTGCGCCAAGGGCTCCGCATGGAACCTCCCATCGTCCACCACGGCATCGACAACATGGCGCTCGCCGCAGCCATCGCCAACGTCATCGAGGACCGCGACCCGGACGCTGTGTTCATCGATGCCGGGGCAGGCGCTGGCGTCATCGACCGCCTGCGGCAGCTCGGCTACGACGTGACCGAAGTGCCGTTCGGCGGCAAGGCCACCTATGCCAACCTGTTCGTCAACAAGCGCACTGAGATGTGGTGGGCCATACGCGAGTGGATACAGGCGGGCGGCTCGATCCCCAACGACATCACGCTGAAGCAGGAAATCAGCACGCCGATCTACTGGTACGACGCGGCCGGCAAGCGCGTGCTTGAGTCGAAGGACGAGATCAAGAAGCGGCTCCAGGGCGGCGGCAGCCCGGACATGGCCGACGCGCTCTGCCTCACGTTCGCCTACCCGGTCGCCAAGATGCTGCCACGCGAGGTGCGCGAGAAGATCGACACGCGACCGACCGACTACGACCCGTACGAAGAGATCAGTACCCGTAACCGCTAGACGGAGGTCTACAGTCATGGTCAGGCAGGCAACCGAGCAGGACATCGACCAATTGACCGCAATGGCCCGCGATTTCATCGGCTACAGCGCGTACGGCACGATGATCGAGCCGTCCGACGATGACATTCGCACGGGCATTTCGGCCATCGTCCGCTCCGGCGGCATGTTCGTCGCGGAGGTCGAGGGCAAGGTGGTCGGGGCCATCGCGGGTGCAATCGCGCCCATGTGGTTTGCGCCGAGCATCCCATGCGCCATTGAACTGGCGTGGTGGGTGGACCCAGCGCACCGCATGACGCGCATTCCGTTCCGCCTCATGGCGGCGCTTGAGGGCTGGGCCAAGGACGCAGGCGCAAGGTTCCTGTGCATGAGCGAGCTCGTCGTGGACGGCGAGACGCCCATCGCCAAGATGCTTGCACGCATGGGTTACGTCAACACCGAACGTTCGCACGTCAAGGAGATCTGACATGGCAGCGATTTCGTCCATCCTCGCAGGCATCGCAGCGGGCGCAGCAGCCGCCGGAACCGGGTACGCCATCGTCGCTGGCGAGCGTGGCGCGTCCATGCAGCAGCAGGCGATGGGCCAGCAGAAGCAGGCGCAGGACGCCGCAGCCGCCCAGGCTCGCAGCCAGCAGCGCCGTAGCCAGCAGGCAATGGCCGCCGCAAACCGCGCCGAGCCCGCCGTCGCCGACATCATGGGACGTGCCGCTGCCGAGATGGGTGGCGGCCCCTCGAGCACCATGCTCACCGGGCCAATGGGCGTGAACCCGCAGGATCTCCAGCTCGGCCGCACCTCTCTCCTCGGGGGCTAAATGAGCGAGTACACCGGAGACAATCAGTCGTATCCCGGCGCTCCCACGCGGGATCGACTGTTCACCCGGTGGGGCCAACTCAAGAGCGAGCGTGCGTCCTGGTACGCGCACTGGCAGGAACTCACCTCCTACATCCTGCCGCGCAACGGTCGCTACTTCCGGCAGGACCGCGACCGCGGCTACCGCCGCCACAACAACATCTACGACTCGACTGGCACACGCGCTCTGCGCGTCCTCGGCGCAGGCATGATGTCGGGCGCGACCTCGCCGGCACGGCAGTGGTTCCGCCTTGCCACGCCTGACCCGGAGCTCAACTCCTACGACCCGGTCAAGCTCTGGCTCGATGACGTGACCAAGCGCATGCAGCGCGTGTTCCAGAAGTCGAACACCTACAACGCTTTGCACCAGATGTACGAGGAGCTCGGCACGTTCGGCACCGCGGCCACCATCCTGCTCCCCGACTACCAGAGCGTCATCCACCACTACCCGCTGACCTGCGGCGAGTACTGCATCTCAACCGACGCGAAGGGCCGCGTCTGCACGCTGTACCGCGAGTTCGAGATGACCGTCTCGCAGGTGGTCAAGGAGTTCGGACTTGAGAAGTGCAGCGTGTCGGTGCAGAACATGTACCGCACCGGGAACCTCGACCAGTGGGTGCCCGTGATCCACGCCATCGAACCTCGCGCCGACCGCGACATCGGCAAGCGCGACGCCAAGAACATGCCGTGGGGTTCGTATTACTTCGAGGTCGGCGGCGAGGAAGGCGTGTTCCTGCGCGAGAGCGGGTTCCAGTACTTCCCGGCGCTCTGCCCGCGCTGGTCGGTAGTTGGCGGCGACATCTACGGCAACAGCCCTGGCATGGAGGCGCTCGGAGACATCAAGCAGCTCCAGCACGAGCAGCTCCGCAAGGCGCAGGCCATCGACTACCAGACCAAGCCGCCGCTTCAGGTGCCAGCGTCCATGAAGAACCGCGACGTGGAGACGCTCCCAGGCGGGGTGTCGTACTACGACGGGCAGTCGAACGGGATCAAGACCGCGTTCGAGGTCAACCTGAACCTCCAGTACCTGCTGAATGACATCATGGACTGCCGCGAGCGAGTGCGTGGTTCGTTCTACGCGGACCTGTTCCTGATGCTCGCCAACACCCCGAACACCCGCATGACCGCCACCGAGGTCGCCGAGCGCCACGAGGAGAAGCTCCTCATGCTCGGCCCGGTCCTCGAGCGGCTGCACAACGAGCTGCTGTCGCCGCTTGTGGACATCACGTTCACGCGCATGGTGGCGTCTGGGGCACTGCCGCCCGCCCCGCAGGAATTGCAGGGAATGGACCTGAACGTTGAGTTCGTGTCCATGTTGGCGCAGGCGCAGCGTGCCATCGGCACCAACGCCGTGGACCGCTTCGTCGGGAACCTCGGGGCCATCGCCCGCATGAAGCCCGACATTCTCGACAAGTTCGACCAGGATCAGTGGGCCGACGTATACGCCGACATGCTCGGCGTGGACCCGTCGCTCATCATCGCCGACAAGGAAGTCGCGCTTCTGCGCGACGCCCGCAATCAGGCGATGGCTGCGAAGGAACAGGCAGCCGCGCTTCAGCAGACATCGCAGAGCGTCAAGAACATGGCGCAGGCACCGACTGGAAACCAGAACGCACTCACCGACGTGATGTCGATGTTCTCGGGGTACGGATCGCCGTCAGGCGTCGAAGTCTAAACAAAGGAACCACATGCCATATCTCAAGCAGGGTACGAACTTTCTCTACGACAATACGACTAACGACATCGTCGGCGTCAAGGACGCGGACGGAGGCGAGAAGTATTTCAGCACGAACGCGTTCCAGCCAGCCGCGTACAAAAGCGCGCCAGGCCTGTCAATCGCCGCGGCGGCATCGACGTTCACCAGCCTGACATACGATGCCGATGGTGCTAACGTGCGGCTTGTGAGCGCCGGCGTCCACGGCATCGCCGCTGGCTCGGTTGGCCATTTCGTCTACGTGACCTGGGCTGGCGGAACCGGGGTCACGGGGTTCTACAAGATCCTAGATCGGGCCACCACGGATAAGCTCACCATCGAGCTTGCGCACGTCTCCGGCCTCGGCACGCCGACCGTGTCGCTCGTGAACTCGGACATCACGCTTGCGACGCAGACCATCCCGTCCGGGACGATGAACGTCGGGATGTCGCTTGAGCTTGACCTGCTGTTCAGCTGCACTGGCAGCTCAAACAACAAGACGGTCAAGGCCAACCTCGGATCGGCGGCGTGGTACTCACAGACGTTCGCATCGAGCTTCCAGAGCCTGTGCGTCGAGAAGAAAGCGTGCGTCCTCAGCTCGACGGACATCATCTCCAACGCGCTGGCCGCGCCAGGACACGGTACTGCCACTGGCGCGAACGTCACGATGACGCCGTCCGGCGGCATCGGCGCGGCGCAGGATTTGACCATCGTCGGCAGCCTCGCCAACGCCGGCGAGTTCCTGACGCTCAATGTTTGGAGCCTCAAGATCAACGGCGCCTAACAGTACCCGTAAGCATTAGCCACAGGGATACAGTCCTGCCGTGAGCAACTACGACCCCCTCGACCTGCGGGGCCAGGAACGCGACAGAGCCGACAAAGAGCTCCGTGAGCGCCTGGAACGGCAGAACGAGGAGGCCGACGTGAAGTGGCTCATGTCTAGCAAGCGCGGCCGACGCATTGTGTGGCGGCTGCTGGACCAGGCGGGCGTGTTCCGCAGTTCCTTCAACACCAACGCGATGTCAATGGCATTCGCGGAGGGTGGCAGGAACTACGGGCTACGGATGCTCGGCATGGTCCACGCGCTCTGCCCCGACCAGTATCCGGCAATGATGAAGGAACAGGCACACGATGAACGAACCAACGATGATGGAAACGGCTGAAACCAACACTACAGCCGCTCCCGCATCCGATGCTGCCGCAGTTGTCTCGGCGACGGCCGAGAAGCTCTACGGCAGCGAGCAGAAGGCGACCACGACCCAGGGCCGGCAAGCCGCGGATGCGGCCGCTGCCGGCAAGGCTCCTGAAGCCAACGACGCCAAGGCCGCTGAGGCACCAGCCGACGCCAAGCCGACCGCGCCGGAAACCTACGAGTTCAAGGCACCGGAGGGTCGAACGTTCGACTCCGAGGTCATTGCCGAGTACTCGAAGGTGGCGAAGGAGCTGAACCTGTCGCAGGAAGCCGCGCAGCGCGTCCTTGACGCAGTCGGCCCAAAGCTGGCCGAGCGTCAGGCGGCGCAGATTGAGGCCGTCCGCACCGGATGGGCCGACAGCAGCAAGGCCGACAAGGAGTTTGGCGGCGAGCGTCTGTCGGAGAACCTGTCCGTGGCGAAGAAGGCGCTCGATGCGTTCGGCACCTCCGAACTCCGCAGCCTGCTCAACGAGTCCGGCCTCGGGAACCACCCGGAAGTGATCCGGTTCATGTTCCGCGCCGGAAAGGCGATCAGCGAGGACAGCATGGTCACGGGCAACAAGGGCGAAGCCAGACCGGCCGGACCCCGCTCGTTCAATGACCTCGCCGACGCAATGTACTCCTCCAGCACCTAAACCCACGAAAGGGAACAAGCAATGGCAACTATTACTGCTAACAACCTGACGCTCGCCGATTGGGCGAAGCGCACCGATCCCGAGGGCCGCGTTCCGGTCGTTGCGGAACTCCTGTCCCAGACCAACGAGATCCTCGAGGACTGCGTCTTCAAGGAAGGCAACCTCCCCACGGGCGACCGCGTCGTCATCCGTACTGGTCTGCCGGCCGTGTACTGGCGCGCCCTCAACCAGGGCATCCCGAACAGCAAGAGCACGACTGCCCAGGTCGATGAAGCCTGCGGCATCCTCGAGGCTCGCAGCGAGATCGATAAGGATCTCGCCATGCTGAACGGCAACACCGCGCAGTTCCGTCTGTCCGAAGACGTGGCCTTCCTCGAGGCCATGAATAAGACGCAGGCGACCACGCTGTTCTACGGCAACCCCGCCACCGATCCGAAGCAGTTCCTCGGCTTCGCGCCGCGTTACTCTGACATCGGTGCTAGTTCTCCGAACAACTCGCAGAACATCTTGTCTGCTGGTGGTTCTGATGCGACCGCGAACACTTCGATCTACCTGGTGGTTTGGGGTGACAACACCGTCTACTGCCCGTTCCCGAAGGGTTCGACCGCTGGCCTCATGCACGAGGATCTCGGCGAGCAGACCGTGTATGACGGCAACAACCGTCTCCAGGCTTACGCCACCCGTTACCAGTGGAAGAACGGTCTGGTCGTGAAGGACTGGCGTTACGTCGTGCGAGTCTGCAACATCAACACGACTGACCTGATGGCTCAGAACGTCACCCAGGCTGCGACCGCATCCACTGCCATCATCAAGATGATGAGCCGTGCTCTGTATCGCATCCCGAACATGGCAATGGGTCGCGCCGCGTTCTACATGAACCGCACCGTCCACAGCGGCCTTGCGATTGCTGCGCTTGATAAGAGCCAGGCAGTCCTGAAGGTCAACGACGGTCTTTCGCAGTTCGGCACGCCGTACAGCTGGCTGACTTTCCAGGGCGTTCCGTGCCGCAAGGTTGACGCAATCATCAACACCGAAGACGTGGTGAGCTGATAGCTCCCATTAACAAGAAAGAAGGAACTCACCATGATTCTTGATAATCTCCTCGTTGTGTCTGGAACCGTCCCTGCGACTGGTGTCGCTACCGGACAGGCGGCGCTTCCTGTTTCCGGTACTCCCGTTCTTTCGACCGACACGATTGACCTTTCGGTCGCCCGTGACATTGGCGAAGGCATGGACCTGACTATGAACTTCACGTGCGTTGCGGCATACAACACCCTGACCTCGCTGACGTTCGAGATCATTGGCGCAACGAACGCTGCTCTTTCGAGTGGCGTGACTGTGATCGGTTCCTCTGGACCCGTTCCGCTGGCAAGCCTCACCGCAAACGCGCAGTTCTCTGTGCGTTTCAATCCGCAGCTCCTGTCTACCGGACAGCGGTACATCGGCGCTCGGTACACCACGGTCGGAAGCACCCCGACCACCGGCAGCGTGTGCGCTTACGTCGTCATGGACATCCAGGACGGCCGCAAGTTCTACGCCTCCGGCTTCTCGGTGACCTGATAGGAGACTTCTATGGCAAAGGTCAAGGCAAAAGTCGACTGTTTCGTGGACAACCATTATCGCAACGAAGGCGATGTCTTCCAGTACAACGGTCCGTTCAACGGAAATCTGGAATACCTGGATGTTCCCGAGCAGAAGCCAGAGGAAGATCAGCACGCTCGCAAGGTGCGGAAGCCTCGAAACACTGTGACCGAAGCATCGGAGTGATCTTGTAACGAGTTAGTGAACAGGGAGGGGCGTCGGCGGGAAACCACGGCGCCCCTCCCGTCCTACGGGAGGCACGTATGGCATCGGTTGTCGAGATCTGCAACCTCGCGCTTGCGCACCTCGGTGACGATGCCACCGTCGCTAGCATCGACCCGCCGGAGGGATCAGCGCAGGCCGAGCACTGCGCCCGGTTCTACCCGAGCGCACGTGACATGCTCCTCCAGATGCACACGTGGTCGTTCGCATCGCGGCGCGTCAGCCTCGCGCAGGTGACGATGCCGTACACCATGTGGAAGTATTCCTACGCATGCCCCGGTGACATGATGACCGCCGTGGCTGTGCTTCCGCCAGACGCGGAGAACGATTACTCCGTCCGCGCATACCCCGCCGACCGTTACGGCTTCGGATGGACGAACCCACCCATCACGACCGCCGGCGTGTACGTGCCGCAGGAATACGTGATTGAGACGGACACGCTCGGGAACAAGGTCATCTACACGAATCAAGAGAATGCGCTCCTGCGATATCAGGCGCTCGTGAGCGATTCGACCAAGTTCGACCCGATGTTCACCATCGCATTGTCGTGGCAGCTCGCGTCATTCCTTGCCGGTCCGGTTGTGAAGGGCGAGGAGGGCGCACGGCAGGCGCAGCGATGCCTCCAGATGGTCGCAATCTACCTCGGACAGGCCCGCATGTCGGACGCCAACCAGCGCGACGTGAAGCCCGGTCACATTACCTCTTGGATCTCTGGACGCTGATATGGCGCTGACCCGCACGTACACACGGTCCTTCGCGGGCGGCGAGGTGTCGCCTGAGATGTGGGGGCGGATTGATGACGTGAAGTTCCAGACGGGCGCGGCGAAGTTGCTCAACTTCATCGCGCTCCCGCAGGGTCCGGCAGAGAACCGACCCGGCACGGCGTTCGTGCGCGAGGTCAAGGACAGCACGAAGCGCACGCGCCTGCTTCCGTTCACGTTCAGCACCACGCAGACGCTGGTGCTCGAGCTTGGCGCGGGGTACTTTCGGTTCCACACGCAGGGCGCGACGCTTGGGCCTGGTACGCCAGCGGCATACAACGGAGCGACACCGTACACGGTCGGCGCTCTCGTCTCGTCTGGCGGCGTGAACTACTACTGCATCGCTGCAACCACGGGCAACGCGCCGCCGAACGCGACATACTGGTATCCGCTTCCGGCAGGGATCTACGAGATCCCGAATCCCTACGCCGAGGCCGACCTGTTCGACATCCACTACGTGCAGTCGGCCGACGTGCTGACGCTCGTACACCCGAACTACGCACCGCGTGAGCTGCGCCGGCTGGGGGCGACCACGTGGACGCTCACGACGATTTCTTTCTCCTCGAGCGTGTCAACTCCCACTGGGTTGACGGCCACGGCAAACCGCGGCGAGTCGATCAACATCACGGCGTTCACGGCTGCCAACCCTGGCGTGGCGACTACCGTCGGGAACCACGGACTGAGCATCGGCGACCCTGTCTACGTGGACGGCGGCACGTGGAACACTGGCACGTTCACGGATGGTTTCTACACGGTCAACTCAACGCCTGCGCTGAATACGCTGTCGCTCAGGGGCTACGACACTGGCGTCCCGTTGGACACCACCGCGCTGGTGTCGTGGACGAGCGGCGGGTTCGTGCAGTTCGGTGACAAGGCTCTGGACTTCGACAGTTACTACGTGGTGACCGCACTCGCGGCGGACGGCATCGACGAAAGCGCACCAAGCTCGTCGGCCAACGTCATCAACAACCTCAACGCGCAGGGTTCAAGCAACACGATTTCGTGGTCGGCCGTGTCCGGCGCTTCTCGCTACAACATCTACAAGCGTCAGAACGGACTGTATGGTCTGATCGGTCAGAGCGACACCACGTCGTTTAGTGACAACAACATCGCCCCGGATCTCGGCATCACGCCGCCAATCCTGGAGGTGGTGTTCAATTCGAGTGGCAATTATCCAGGCGCGGTCAGTTACTTTGAGCAGCGCCGCGTGTTCGCTGGCACGACCAACTCTCCGCAGACGCTGTGGATGACGCGCACTGGCACCGAGAGCGACATGTCCTTTCACATCCCGTTGCAGGACACAGAC